TAATGAAAACTGGGCTGTGTATGATAATAAAAGAAATACATTTAACACAACAACATCACAAAGAATAAGAGCAAATGATACACAAGCTGATACAACTTCAAATAGTGAAATAGATTTATTATCTAATGGTTTTAAGGTTCATGATAATGATGCAGAAATAAATGGTTCTGGAAATACATACATCTACATGGCATTTGCAGAAGCACCCCTAGTAGGTTCAAACAATGTACCATGTACAGCAAGGTAATAAAATAATATGGCAATAATTAAAATTAGAAACGCAGCAATAGATTTAGACGCAGCAGAGATTCCTAATATTGATGCAAGTAAAATTACTTCTGGTCAATTTGCAGATGCAAGAATAGCAGATTTAAACGCAAGTAAATTAACTGGCTCTATTGCAGATGCTAGAGTACCTGCTAGTGCAGTATCACAACACGCAACTTCTTTTGATGATAATAAAATTGTTAATGATATTTCTACTTTAGCTATTAGACAAGCGTCTAACGAAAACAAAGGTGCTTACAATACTAACTCAATGTTTGTAGATGTATTCCAAGATGGAACTGGAATTGGCTCATTTACAACTACCGACAGAAGTACCAATGAGTATGTTGCAAGTGTTGTAGAAACTTTAACTAATGTAACTATTAACCATTCAAACTTTGATACATATTTTGGAACACAAGCACAATCAAGCACATCACAAGGTTTTATGTTAGAGCAGTTAAGTGGTACTGGAAGAAAAACAGTAGTAAGTGCTTTTAATCCTGCCAACACTTATAATTCTATGTCAGCAGGTTCTTATACAAATGCTATGGCAGGACATTTTGCTCAAAATGGTGGATTTAGTGCAGGTGGTAGTTATTCGTTAGGTCATAATTTAGTTGGCAATAATAGATATTACTTTTTATATAAATTTAAAAATGGTATTACATTTAAACCTACTTCAAATTATTTTATTTGGAGAAATGGCTCATCATATAATTCTGATGGTAATGTTGTTGGAGTAGATGCTTCAAATAATGTTACAATTTTAAAAGATGTGACACCTGCTACTACTAGCAACACTGGTAGTATTACAAATAACGCAGGTTATACAAGTGCAATTTCTACATCTACATTTTTTCCTACTGTTGGATTAGCTTTTTCTTACACAGGAAGTAATGGTGCAGGATTTGATGATTTAGATTGGAGTGGTCAAACAAAAAGTGAAAGTGTTAATGCGACTGGAAACTTTATATCCAATCCAATAACAGCACCATCAAGTGTTTCTAAAATGGGTGCAATAATTACTTACCAAGACAATGCAGGAACAAATACATTAAACACAGATATAGTTTTACAATTATCAGCAGACAATGGTACAAATTTTTCTACAGCTACACTTACAGCTTTACCAGACTTTGCTACTGGAATTAAGATGGCTAAAGTAAATGACTTGTCTGTGACAGCAGGAACACAATTAAAATATAAAATATCTTTTGCTAATCAAGCATCTGGTTCTAAAGAAGCTAGAATTAGAGGTGTTTCACTTCAATACTAATGGCTAGAAAAAAGATAACACCAAAAGAGTATAGCGAAGTCGCTACTGGTGTTAGACTTTCATCACACGAGAAACTTTGTGCTGAACGAATGAAGGTATTAAACGACAATATAAATGAATTAAGAAAAGAAGTTAAGAGTTTAAGAAATGATGTATCAACAGGTAAGGGTATGGTAAAAGTATTAGTATTTTTAGGTACAATTATCGGAACAATTATTGGTGTATTCCAATTTAAGTAAAATGATTGATAGATTTCTTTATAGTTTTTTTGGCTTTCTTGATAAAATTATAGAAAATATTGAAAACTTAGTTATATCAAAAAAGAAAAAGAGGAAAAAGTAATGTTTAAAATAACAGCAATACTATGTGTATTAGCAGTAAATGGACAAAACTTATGTTTAGAAGGTGATTTACCTTTAACAAAACAATTAACAAGTGAAGAACAGTGTGTAAATACTGTGTCTTCTATTGGTATGTCAGTCCATGAAGAGTTTATGAAAAGACAAATAGTAATATCAATGCAATGTAAAAAAATAGGAGAATCAGTATGATGATATATGGAGAAACGCCTACACAATGGAAAAACCATGTTGTAACAAAAATTAAAGATAACAAAAAAGTATGTATAGCTTTTGCTATATGGTCAATAATATTATGGTGGATATAAGATATGCCATTTGAAATGATAACAATGTTGGGCTCTACCGTTCTTGGTGGAGTTATGAGCATCTGGTCACAAAGTATTAAAGCAAAACAAGCAGAACAAAAAATGCTTATACAAAGAGCAGAAGTACAACAACAAGGTTTTAAAGAAGCCAGAGAATATGACAACAAAGGTTTTCAGTGGACTAGAAGAATTATAGCTTTAACTGCTGTCTTTGCAATTATATTACTACCTAAATTAATGCCTATATTTCAACCAGATGTAAGCGTAATTGTAGGTTATTTAGAATTTAAACCTGCATTTTTCTTTATACCTGAAAAAGAAATAATGAAATGGGTAACACTATCTTCCAATAGTTTAGTTATTACACCTTTAGATACTAACCTAGTATCAGCTATCATAGGTTTATACTTTGGTGGCTCATTAGTTAAGAAGTAATTAATATGAAAATCTCACAAGACACAGCAGTAAGTATGCCTATTAAAAATATGATAGGTATTATAGCAGGTGTTGTTATGGGAGTGTTTGCATATACAGAAGTTACTGCAAGATTAACAAGTTTAGAAACGTCAAGAGAGTTAATGAACTCTGATTTACTTAAAAAGAGTGAACAAACTACTACTGATTCTGAACAATTCATGCTTTTAGAAGAGCTATATAAAACTGTAGAAAAATTACAGAACACACAAGAACAAAATATGACTAATAAAGTTAATATTGAGTTTACACAAAAACAATTAGAAAAAGCTCTTGATGATATTGAAGAATTAAAGGATAAGGTAAGAGCAAATGGGAAGAGTTACTAAGAAAATTGTCCAATATATCAATGATATGCGTAAAAAAACAAAGCAAATGGGTTTTGTTAAAGACTTAAAAAAAGAAGTAGAAATAGGTGCTAACGGCACACAAAAATATATAATTAAAAAAGGTATTAACAAAGGTAAGATAATATGATTGAAACAGTTATTGCTTTACTTATGATTGTTAATGGTGAAATTAAAGAACACAGAATACAAGATAGTATGTCAAAATGTTTAAAAGGTAAAAGAATTGCTATGCGTTCAAATACTGGTAACAATGTAGAATATCAATGTATTAAATCTAAAGCAGAAACAGAAATATACATGGGTGAAAAAAGTATTAAAACATTAATATTAAAATAACTTAGGAGCTCTATGGATAAAAGTCTTACAGACTTAATACAACCAAGCAAAGACGACATTATAGAAAATCAAAAAAAAGAAATAAACGAATTAAAAAAAGATAAAGAAAAACTACAACGAGAAGTTCAAAATGAACAACAATCTCGTTTAATGGAATATCACACACCTTAATTATGGCTAGAATAAATTTTAATCTTGTAGAATTACGAGATAAACCTAAGAAGAGAAAAGGAAGACATGCAAAAAGACCAAACAAAAGAAGCACCTTCAAAAAATACAACGGACAAGGTCGTTAGTATAGATGATATTGTCAAAGAATTACCAGAGTTATTAGTTAAACACGCATATACAAAATTAAAATCAGGAGAAGAGCTAACCGCTTCAGAAATGAAGGTATGTTTAGAAGTCTGTAAAACTTATAGTACAGATAATCTTAATAAAAAAACTGACAACATTTTAGATGACGTACCGTTTGATACAAATGGATAAACGAATTAAGAACTTTAAAAATTTTTTGTATTTATGTTGGAAACACTTAAATCTACCAGAACCAACACCTATACAATACGATATAGCAGACTATCTTCAGTCATCTGACAAGAGATTAGTTATAGAAGCCTTTAGGGGTGTAGGCAAATCATGGATTACTTCAGCATTTGTCTGTCATCAATTACTTCTAAACCCACAACGTAACATATTAGTTGTATCTGCTTCTAAAAGTAGGGCTGATGATTTCAGTACATTTACACAAAGGTTAATAGGTGAGATGCCTTTATTGTCTCATTTAATACCTAGAGATAACCAAAGACATTCAAAAATTAGTTTTGATGTAGCACCTGCGTTAGCATCACATGCACCAAGTGTTAAGTCTATGGGTATCACAGGACAACTTACAGGTTCACGTGCAGATTTAATTATTGCTGATGACGTAGAGTCCGCTAACAACTCACAGACGCAACTTATGCGTGATAGACTTGGTGAGACAGTAAAAGAATTTGATGCAATCATAAAACCAGAAGTAGGACGTATTATATTTCTAGGTACACCTCAAACAGAAATGTCATTATACAATGACCTAGAAGAAAGAGGTTTTAAAACTAGAATATGGACAGCACTATATCCTGATAAAAAACAAAGAATTGGTTATGGTCATAAACTGGCTGAAATGATTGTAGACACAAAAGAATTAGAAGGTAAACCTACAGACCCTAAAAGGTTTGACGAGGTAGACCTTATGGAAAGACTTTCAAGTTACGGTAAAAGTGGATTCAACTTACAGTTTATGTTAGACACTACTATGTCTGACGCTAACAGATACCCTCTTAAATTAAATGATTTAATTGTAGCATCTGGTTGTTCTACATGGAAGGAAGCTCCTGCTAAAATACAGTGGGCTAGTTCTCCTGAACAAATAAAAGCTATAGACCCTGAGCTACCTAATGTGGGACTCAAAGGTGACTATTACGTAGCACCTATGAATATGTCTAAAGAATTTACACCATTTGAGGGCACTATTATGTCTATTGACCCTAGTGGTCGTGGAGAGGACAAAACAGCGTATGCGGTGCTTAAAATGCTTCATGGAGTGTTATATTTGACCTCTGTAGGTGCATTAGATGGTGGCTATGATGAAGATACTCTGTATAGATTGTCTAATATAGCTAAGAAAAATGATGTAAACTATGTAGTTATTGAGAGTAACTTTGGTGATGGTATGGCAACACAGTTGTTAAAACCTATAATGGCTAAAGTACACCCATGCGAAATAGAAGAAGTAAGACATAATATACAAAAAGAGAAGCGTATTATAGATACCTTAGAGCCAATTATGAATAGTCATAGGCTTGTGGTAGATGACTTACTTATTAAAGAAGACTTTAAATTAGAACCTGACCATCAGTTGTTTAGACAGATGACTAGGTTGACTAGAGACAAGGGAGCTTTGAGACATGATGACCAAATTGATGCTGTGGCTATTGCCGCTAATGCTTGGGTTGAGCGTATGGACAGAGACCAAGTCTTATCATACAACCAACATAAAGAAGAATTACTGGACAGAGACTTGGAGAAATTCATGGAAAACGCCATTGGAAGAGAACAACATAAGGATAGATTTATATAACATGGAAATTAAAGACAACACACACATGATAGCTGTAGCAAAACGTATTAAAAAACATGAGGGTTTTAGAGTAAATGTTTATGATGACCATTTAGGAAATAAAACAGGTGGATATGGACATTTAATGTTACAAGGTGAAACTGAACCTGAAGGTGGATATACTAAGCAATATTGGGAAGGTGTGTTTGATAAAGATTTTAACACTGCTATAAATGGTGCTATAAGTCTTGTAGGTAAAGATGTACCACCTGAAGTAATGGGTGTAATGACAGAGATGGTGTTTCAATTAGGAACTACAGGTGTATCTAAATTTTCAAAAACATTAGAACACATTAAAAACAAAGATTATCACAAAGCTAGTAAAGAAATGTTAGATAGTAAATGGGCAACTCAAACTAAAGAACGTGCTGTCTTTTTATCTAATATAATGTCAAATATTGAATAAAAAAATTTGAATGGGTATATCGTATATGACTGGTGGGTGTTTCCCCATAGCCTACGCCAAAAACTGACTAAAAAAGACTTAAAAAGCGTGTGTATATGCGGTTTTTTTTCTGTATATAACGGATAATATGTCCGTTGCGGTGGGCTCGTGGTTTTCTTTTTGTATGTGTTAGAGCTT